GACCCTGGAGGAAGCCCTCGAACGCTATGAAGCTTTCGAGCGCGTGGCTCAGATGGCCGTGGACCTCTGTAGGAAGGACGAGGCAGGCATCCGAGCCGTCATCGAACACTATGATAAGCTGAGAGAGGAGGTGGAGACCTCATGAGCCCCTGGACTATCTTCGCCCTCGGCATCCTGTCCACCCACCTCTTCTGGTGCGCCGTCGGCGGGCTGCTATTCTGGCTCGGGAAGCTGACAGACCAGGCTCCTGAGCCGACCAGCTCCCGCCTCCGAGCAGCCATCCAGGAGGGCCTGGACACCTTCGACTACGATATGGAGGACGGCTGCCCTTACGGGGTCAATCAGGAGGACAGGGACAGGTTCCTCATGGACTGCCTCCTCCCTCCCATCACTAGAGCCATCGGGGAGGTCTGAGATGAGACGCTACACAGTCCATGTCGCTGCCGGGCTAGCAGCCATCAGCATCCTGATGGGGGTCCTTCTGGCCCGCGCCACCTCTCCGGAGCCTATCCCTCTCCCAGTCACCTGGTTCAATGAGTACCAGATGGAGGCCTTCCGCCAGAAGATCGACGCGCACGTCGCGGCACACACGGTCTATGACAAGGAGGGGAGAGCAGATAGCCTCCTGATCCCATACACGGGACCTGAGACGCTGACCTGCATCTACGTCGAGAAGGCCCACCAGATCTACGTCGGCTTCGGCTTCCGCTTCGACGGAGTCGTCGTCTGGCGTTATGAGTCACCTGAGCGAGCTGCTGCCTTCCAGGACAGCTTGCTCCGTCTAGGAGGAGTGAGATGACAGCCGAACCATCTCTTGCAGAGCTGCAGAGGGTGTGCTATGCTCATAAGTACGATGAGCAGGCTGCAAAGGCCCTCGGGATACCTGTGAGGACCTTTCGCCACCTGTGCAAGCGTCACGATCTGACCTCCCCTACCGACTTCGTCATCGAAGACCGCCGGAGGAGGGGAGCCCCTATAGGACATATCTAGACCAAGGAGGAATCAGGTGAAGGAGACCGGAATCAGCCGGGAGACCGTCGAGCGAGCAGCTCGGGTCTACCACACCGCGACCGACGCAGCTCTCGCCCTCGGCTGCTCAAAGCAGACCTTCCTCCGCCTCTGCGAGCGCTTCGCCATCGAGGCGCCTGCGGAGCGGAGGAGGAGGTGGACCGAGGAATCCGAGACAGACCTGACCTGAACATGGATGAGGGATGTCGATTTCTCTTGACAACTCAGAATATATTCTGTATATTTTGGTATCATGTTGGTATCCTCACGAAAGGGGGTGATGCCCCACGCAGACCGACCCCGCGTCCGGGAGGGCGGAAAAGGCAAGCAGACGCCCTCCGGGGGATTCACAACGGGGGCTGCGGCCACCAGGAAAAGGCCTCCCTCCCGGATGCCTCTACGCAACACCACACCGTCAGCGAAAGGAGATATCATGGCTGACAATCAGGCCCCACAGGCCGAAGCACCAGCTCCGACCGGCGATCTCGATATCACGGTCAAGAGTCCGAAGACCTCCCGTGAGGTCAGCCTCAAGAAGAACCTGGGCGCGAACCTGGCGGATGCTGTCAGGCTCTTCGGGGAAGACGTCGTCTTCTCCATCTTCCGCGCCCAGGCCGTCATCAAGCTCCAGGCGACTGTCCGGGGTGTCCTCGACAAGGCGGAGAACGCGGTCGAGAAGGCCCTGGAGACAGGGAACGCCTGGAAGCCCGGCGTCGTCCGGGTAGGAGGTGGTCCGAAGAAGAACCCGATGCAGGCTCTCCTGGAGCAGGTGAAGACCGGGAAGCTGAGCAAGCAGGATCTCCGGGCCGAGCTCGAGCGCCAGCTCGCGGCCCTGACGGTCGAGGACGAAGAGGGCTAGGCTCCCCTGCCCTCGGCGAGGGGGAGACTGGGAGTGATCCTGGTCTCCCCTTTCTTCTCACCCTGGAATGATAATATGACAGTGACCCCGCCTCTCTGGGTTTTCTTCCTTGGAGAGTTCCGCGAGGTCGCAGGTCCGTGGACGGACCGGCACTTTGGGCTTGAGGTCAACTGTGACCTGGTGCTCCTGCACCCTGGAACCCAGGGCTGGTCTGTCGTCAGCCTGTCCAGCTCAGACGTCCTCGTCCTTCCGGACGAAGCGGCCCCTCTACTTGCCAGGGGCATCCCGAACCTCTCTGGCCCAGAGGTCGATGAGCTGGGCAGGCTCCTTGAAACAGCATAGAAAGCAGGCAGCAATGGCGAAGAAACAGCCGAAGAAACAGAAGTCCCTGGCTCAGATCAGGCACTCGGAGAAGTGGCGGATGAAGGGCCTTGAGGCCAATGCTCAGGAGCTACTCGAGAACTGCGAGACCCTCCGGGTAGACGAGCTCCAGCGTCTCGGAGCCATCATCGACTACCTGAGCATCATCCTGGAGGACTGGGATGCCTTATAAACCGAACCCAAAGCTAGCCGGGAGCGGGATGCTGACTTGCATCCCTCAGGCCGACCTCTGCCCGATGCGCTGCCCCGACTGCTTCTTCCAGTCCGGCCGCAGCTACCTCGAGCCCCTGTCCCAGAACCTCCCGAACGTCCCGCCTCTGGCTCAGGTTCTCAGACGACCCACCCCCGTCCGTGTCAACGACGGGCATGACAGCAGCTTCAGCTGGAGGGAGGTCCAGCAGACATGCCGCAGCTTCCCCATGAAGTTCTATAATACCTCCTGCCCTGGTGGGCTCGACAAGTACGATGCCCCCTTCGTCCTCACGGTGAACCCAGGACCTCACACGAACCACGAGCCCTGGCTCCTGAGGGACATCCCTTCGAACCTCATGTTCGTGAGGGTCCGGACAAGCACCTGGAATATAGCGGACATCGTAGACGTCGTCGTCAAACACTACACAGACAGGGAGATCCCGGTCGTCCTCACATTCCTGGCCTACTACACCGGGAAGATCCCTGAGCATCATCAAGGGAACTACATAGAAAGGAAGCGCACCCTCAACACCTACCAGGCCATCACGACAGCTGCCTGGCGCAGGGTCATGGCCCTCTACGAGGACAATCCCTGGGCGCATAGCTGTGGGAAGATCGAAGGGGAGAAGGGCAGCACCCTCTGCAGGCACTGTGGGAACTGCCTGCGGGAATACTTCGCAACCCTGGAGAGGATGGAGACAGGATGACCCCGGGCACCCCGATCACTCTAATGATCCTTGAGCAGACACTGCAGGGACTCCTCATAGCCCTGGCGATAGCTTCAACTGTCGGCATAGTCGTCTTCAGCATCGTAGTCATGCTGGTTCGAGCCGAGCTCATGCGAAAGGACGAGACGCTATGGCGAATAATCGACGGCCAGGCCCGACGCATCTCGGTCCTCGAGGCCCGCGTGACCCACCTGTTCTCAGGAGAGGAAGACAAGACCCTAGAGTATAGGGGGATCAAATTCACCAAGGAAAGGCAGGACACCGATGGACCTTGAACCCCAGGAGACCTGGCAGGTCCAGGACTCAACCAAGCTACAGAAATACATGGAGTGTCAGCGGAGGTACTTCTACGAATACGTGCTAGGCTGGCAGCCTGAGCAGCCCTCGATTCATCTCGAGTTCGGCTCGGCCTGGCATCTGGCTATGGAGGTCCTCTACACGCAGGGCTTCTCGGCCGGCTCCATCGTCGATGCCTACGAAGCTTTCGAGACCTACTACCGAGGCGTCTTCCCTCCCGAGATGGATGCCGTGAACAATCCAAAGATCCCGGAGAACGTCTTCCGCGGCCTCCCGCAGTACTGCGCCCTCTATGCCCGCGACGATTTCACGGTCCATCATGTCGAGGTGGCAGGGAGTGTCATGGTGTCGAGGGACAGGAAGCTCTACTTCCTCATGGATGTCATCTGCGAGGGGGAGCAGGGCGTCTTCAGCCTGGAGCACAAGACCTCAGGCCGCTTCTCGACCAGCTGGGTGGCGCAGTGGAGGCAGAAGACGCAGATAGGGACGTACTCCCATGCTCTCTACTGCCTCTTCCCTCAGCCCTCCGTCTTCGGCGTCGTCATCAACGGCTTCTTCCCTGCAACCCCTCGCTTCAAGCAGGACGGAGAGCTCTACGCGAACAGCCGGGGCAATGACTTCCAGCGCCTGCCTGTCCGCCGGAGCCTCGACTCGATGGAGGGGTGGCTGCAGAACGTGAACTTCTGGTTGGATCAGATGGACGCGGACTTCATCCTGCTGGATGAGGCGAGGGAGGAGGACCACACCCTCAACTGCTTCCACAAGAACACGGAGATGTGCAGCAACTACGGACAGTGCCCCTACCTCGACTACTGCACCTCGTGGCATAACCCGCTCCAGCACGCAGGTGCACCGCCAGTCAGCTTCGTCGAGAGGCATTGGGACCCTCGAAGGAACATGGAGCGGGCAGGGAAGGTGGTAGAGTTATGAGCCGCAGGAACAGCATCATGATCTCAGCGGAGCGTGTCACGGTCGAGCCCAGCAGCCCGCTCAAGGTGATCGTCCGCGTCGTCAAGCCGTCCGAGGATGACCTCATCCGCCTCATCTCCGAGGCCTCGAGTTATCTCGACTGGCTGAGGCGGAGGCGGGACCTGAAGATGGTGTCCGCCAAGAAGCACTCCGAGGAGGATCCTGTCTCCGTAATTATAGATGAGGATGGGCATGTTATACCCAAGGCGGACATCCACAACTGCTGATACTTAATATCAACAGACAGAAAGGGAACAGATGCAGCGATCAGCCGCATTTCTCAAGGTCCAGAAGCGAGCCGCCGAGGTCCGTCAGGCCTACAGCGAGCGAGCTACGGACTACGCGAACATCCTGGTCTATGGTCCCTTTGGGACCGGGAAGACACGCCTCGCCCTGACGGCCCCCAAGCCCGTCTTCATCGACAGCTTCGACCCGGGCGGAACCAAGACCAGAGATCTCCAGCCCCTCATCGAGAAGGGCGACATCATCGTCGAAGCCAAGTGGGAGTCAGACAAATGGAAGGAGCCCTTCGCCTTCAGGGAGTGGGAGGCGGAGATGAGATCCCGAGCCAACGATGGCTTCTTCAATCACCTCGGGACCTACATCCTCGACTCGACAACTCGCTGGAGCAAGTCCCTGATGTATGCCGTCCTCCAGACCGGTGACAGGAAGGGCGGGCCGAGAAAGGGGGAGACCCCGCAGATCCAGGACTACCTGACACAGCAGCTCACCGCCATTGACTGGCTGGGCGAGATGATGACCTACCACTGCCACGTGGTCGTGACGGGACACATCGCCAGGATCAGGGACGAGGTCCGGGGACAGATGGAGACCGGGCTCCTGCTATGGGGGAAGCTGAGCGAGGAGGTCCCTCTCGTCTTCGATGAGAAGTATGTTGCCAGGTGCCCGGCGGAGGGGAGCTATGTCCTGCAGACAAAGAACGACGGCTACTACGCAGCCGAGACCCGGATGGGAGGAGGGATCTTCGCGGCTCAGGAAGCCCAGGACCTCCGCAGGCTGTTGAAGCTGGCCGGGAAACGGTGGGAGGACAAGCCCTCCCTTTTCGACACCCCAAGCGAGGAGACAGACAATGGACAGAGTTCAGAAAGCCC